TCTGCACCCGGCTCGCCGGCGTGGGCACTACGCCCGTCAGCGGCACGCGCCGGGCGGCCGAGGATGAGTAGCTTTCAGTCCAGCCCGGACTCTCTCGCCGCCCTCAACGCCGGCATCCTTGCCAGCCTGGCGCTCTTCACGCCGCCGCTCGAGCTCACCGTCTCGCAGTGGGCGGACCTGCACGCCAAGCTCCCTCGCGAAGGCTCACCCGAGCCCGGCCAGTGGCGCACCGATCGAGCTCCCTACCAGCGCGAGATGATGGACGTCGCCAACGAGCCGGGCATCGAGACGGTGATTTACATGATCGCGGCGCAGTGCGGGAAGACCGCCTCGATGCTCAACATTCTCTTTTACTTTTGCGAGCACGATCCCTGCCCCATCCTGTTCGTGATGCCCACGGAGACGCTGGCCGAGGACATCTCGAAGGAGCGCATCGCCACCGCGATCCGCGACACACCGATCCTGACCCCTCTCTTCGGCAGCGTAAAGACTCGCTCCGCCAATAACGCCATCCTCAAAAAGAAGTTTCCCGGCGGCTTCATCGCCCTGGCCGGCGCCAACGCGCCCAGCACCCTGGCCAGCCGGCCGGCGCGTCTGCTGATCGGCGACGAGGTCGACGACTTCCCAGCGTCGTCCGGTACAAAGGGCGACCCGATCACGATCGCCGAGGCGCGCACAACCAACTTCTGGAACCGCCTGCGGATTTACGGCTCGACCCCGAGCATCAAGAATTCCAGCCGCATCGAGAAGCTGCTCGCAAATTCAGATCATCGCGTATACGAGGTGCAGTGCCCGCACTGTCACACCTACCAGGAGCTGGTGTGGGAGTCGCTCAAATGGCCCAACCCGAGCAACAAAGGCGCGACGAAGCATGAACCCTCCAAGTGTTATTACGTGTGCGTACACGGCTGCGAGATCCTCGAGGTAGAAAAGGCCGACATGATCCGCGACGCCGCGGCTGGTGGCACGGCACGCTGGCGTAAGACTAACCCCGGCGGCGGCGACGGCAAGACGGCCGGCTTCCAGATGAGCGTGTTGTACTCCCCCTGGAAGACGTGGGAGTCTCTGATCGGCGACTGGCTGAAGGCCTACAAAAACCCGCAGGAGCGCAAGGCCTTCGTCAACACCCGGCTCGGTCGGACCTACGAGGTAGTGGGCGAGTCGGTCGACGATGGTGAGCTGATGAAGCGCAGGATCGTTTACGAGGCCGAGGTGCCCGCCGAGGCCCTGGTACTCACGTGCGGCATCGACGTCCAGGCCGATCGAATCGAGGGCGAGATCGTCGGCTGGGGCAGGGAAGGGGAGTCCTGGTCAATCAACTACTTCGTCCTGCGCGGCAACCCGGCGATGCCGGAGTTATGGAAAGAGGTCGACGAGATCCTCAAGGCGACCTGGCTGCACGCCTCCGGAGCCCGGCTGCGCATCGCCACGGCTTTTATCGACTCTGGGTACCACGCCGCCGCGGTGTATCGCTTTGTACGCCCGCGCCAGGTCCGCCGCGTCTTCGCCTGTAAAGGCCAGGCCGGGCCGGCAGTCCCTCTGACCAAGCCCAGGGCCCAGCGCACCCACAAATCGCGCGTGGAGCTCCGCATGGTCGGCATCGACACGGCGAAGGAGTCGCTGTATGCCAACCTCAAGGTCGAGGCGATCGGCGCCAGCTTCTGTCACTTTCCCAGCGGCTACCGCAACGAGCAGGGCAAGACTGTCGAGCGCAACACCTACGACCGCGACTACTTCGAGCAGCTGACGGCCGAGAAGCTGATCACGGAGATGGACGGCATGACCCCGGTGCGCAAGTGGGTGAAGAAGCGGGAGCGCAATGAGGCCCTCGACTGCCGTGTCTATGCGATGGCGGCCCTCGACGACCTCAACATCCGCGACTGGGAGAAGCTGGCCGCCAACCTGCTGAAACAAGCGCCGGCGGCGCCCAGCTCGCAGGACACGCCGGGGACTCCCCTCGAAGCACCCACACAGACCCAGGAACCAGAGGCCGACGGCATTCCCATTATTGCCGGGCCACCGAAGAAAATGCGTAAAGAAGGCCCTCGCGCCAGCTGGGCGGGGGAGTGGGATCGATAGCCGGGAAAACCCGGTAAACCTCGGGAATAGCCGATCAGAGCCCTCAAAACACGCATCTTTGACCATTTTCGCCGGTTCCCGCTAATAACTCAGGCATGCCGATCGGCGACTTTCCGTTCAATATCGAGTTCCTCAACTTTCCAGTGGAGCCGGAGCCGTGGAACCTCATCGCCGGCGACACGCTCAGCTGGCAGCGCAGCTTTGCTGCCTACCCGGCAAGCGCCGGCTGGGTGCTCGCCTACGTCCTCAACTCGCCCACGGTGCGGATCGTCGTCACCCCCGCCGACATCACCAGCGAGGGGGACACCTACACCATCCTCATCCCCTCGGCCGAGACCAAGCTCTGGGCAGCGGGCAATTACCAGTGGATCGCGGTCGTATCGTTGGCCGCCGCGGGCTCTGTGCCCGCACAGCGCTTCACCGTCGCCCTCGGCCGGGTCATCATCGCGATCGATCTGCTCGACGCCACCGCGCCCCAGGACACGCGATCGCCAAACGAGAAGGCTCTCGACACCATCAATCTCATGCTCGCCGGCGTCGGCGGCAACGGGGTGGAGGAGTACACCATCGCCGGCCGCATGCTGCGCCGTTACAGCCTCACGGAACTAACCCAGCTGCGCAGCCTCTACACGAGCCTGGTGCGGCAGGAAAGGGCGAATCGTGGCGAGTATCAGCTGCCCACGACCGTCGCGGTGCACTTCGGTGGCTAACCTTACCGTTCTCGATCTCTCGGCCGCCAAGGCCGGAATCATGGAAGAGCGCAACACCCTGACCACCGCCGCGAATGCCAAGCGGGATCTCAACTATCAGGCCGCGCGCGTCACTCGTCTGACCGAAGACTGGGGAACATCGAACAGCTCGGCCGACCTCGATTTGTGGGCGAACCTGCAGGCCCTCCGCGGCCGCGCTCGCCGCCTCTCCACCAACAACCCGCTGATTCGCAAATACCTGCGGATGAATCAGAAAAACATCATCGGCGACAAGGGCATCCAGCTGCAGATGAAGGTCCCCATGAAAAAGGGGAAAAACCTTAATAAAAAACTGAACATCGCGATCGAGGCCGCTTGGAAGACGTGGGGCCGCAAGGTCAATTGCACCGTCACCGGCAAGCTGAGCTGGAACATGGCGCAGCGCTTCGCGGTGGAGCAGTGGAAGCGTGACGGCGAGTGCATCATCCGCATGGTGACGTACGACCGCAACCCATTCAACTTCGCGCTGCAGTTTTTCGATCCGGACCAGCTCGACGCGAATTTTTACAGCTACATGATGCCGAACGGCAACCAGATCCGCATGGGTGTCGAGGTCGACCCCTACGGCCTGCCGGTCGCCTACCACCTCTGGAAGCGCCACCCGGCCGAGTTCTCTACCGCGCCGCAGTACCGCATCCGTGTGCCGGCCGAGGAGATCGTCCACATCTTTGTGCCGCAGCGCGTGGGCCAGACTCGCGGCTTTCCCGAGATGGCGCCGTCGATGGTCAACATCCACATGATGGTGAAGTACTCCGAGTCGGAGGCTATCGCCGCGCGCATCGCGTCGGAGAAGATGGGATTCTTTGAAGCTGCCGCCGGCACCGACGAGGGATATACAGGCGATCGCGACAATGAAGACCGTATCACCATGAAGGCGGAGTCTGGGCTGATCGAGCAGCTACCCACCGGCCTAACCTTCAAACCGTGGGACTCCCAACACCCAGCGGTGGCCTTCCCGTTCTTCATGAAATCGCAGATCCGCCTCGCCGGCGCCGGGCTCGACGTGAGCTACGAGAGCCTGGCCAACGATCGCGAGGGCGTGAACTATTCAAGCATTCGCGCCGGGCTTCTCGATGAGCGCGACACCTGGCGCCTCGAGCAGGACGTGGTGAAAGAAGTTCTGTCGCAGGTGGTCTTCGAGAAGTGGCTGACGAACGCCTGGCTCGCGGGCCTGGTGAAGCTCGACGGCTTACCCGCTGACTTCTTCGAGTTCGCAACGTTCCACGCGCGCGGCTGGCCGTGGGTGGATCCACTCAAGGATGCGCAGGCTGCCGTGCTGCAGGTGCAGAACGGATACGAATCGCAATCGCAGCAGATGGCCGAGGCGGGCAACAACTTCGAGGAAGTCATCGACGAGATCAAGTACGAGCAGGACTACATCGCGGCGGCCGGCGTGAAGCTGGGCACCGATACCAAGGGCGTCGCCGACACCGCGACCGACGACACGGCCGCGGGCTCGCCGGCTGCTGCAGCCTCCGGAGGCAACTAATGGCAAGAGTTCGAAGTGGGTTGTTCGCTTTTTTTGTTTCGATGCTGGGCAGCATGGGCGGCTCGTTTGCCCGTGTGCTCGCCGATGTCACCGTTCCAAATCCTTTGCGCACGCCCAGAGAGTGGGAGCCCAGCACGCCGCGCACTCGCCAGTTCGAACGCGTGCACGGTCGGCGCAGCGCTTCGCAGAGATCTCGATCGAACCGCCGCAAGTCGAGGCGCTGTGCCTGACAACGTGCTTCTGCTGGGCAACTGCCTCAAGCTGATGAACACGCTGCCGGCCGGCTCGGTGGATTGCGTTCTGACAGATCTGCCGTATGGAACGACGGACAACAAGTGGGATTCCGTGATCCCG